ACAGAACATGACTTAGGTAAAGAGATACACGACATTAGTGCTACTAAAATCCGTGCAAATATGCGAAAAAACGGCGATTTATAAAATAATTTAAAAAAATGGTTGACTTCGGATACATTCTAATGTATATTATACTTAACAACTAAAACAAAAGGGCTTATAATTCTTTTGTGTTTGTGGCGGAATAACTCTTCGGCAGAGGGGTAACGCACACTTAATCTTTTTAGGCGCCCAAGTGGGTTGGTTTAAGAAGCGGTGGTTCTAGTAAATTTCACGTCGAAACCTTGCAATATTAGATGTGATCTGCTATTAGAAAGTTGGAGGTGAGTTCACAGCAAGTCCTTCCAAACAGTTAGTTGTAACAATTATATTAGATTCAGAAAATAAAGGTTGACTTTGGGTTTAAAGATAAGTATAATTGTTAGCAGTACATCAGGAAGGTGTACACATTGCTATCAAGGCAATATTAAAACAACATAACTAGGCTATTAACTAGGCAACAGAGAGGCACATAACATGGCATCATTAGCAGAAATCCGTGCAAAACTACAAGCACAGGATACCCGTTCACAAGGCGGAAACCGCGGCGGCGACAACGCAATTTATCCACACTGGAACATAGCAGAAGGAACAAGTAGTACACTGCGATTCCTTCCAGACTCCAACAATCAAAACACATTCTTTTGGGCAGAGCGAGCGATGATTCGTTTACCGTTCAATGGCATTAAAGGTCAAATGGACAGTAAGCCAATTACTGTACAAGTACCTTGTATGGAAATGTGGGAACCAGTAGGTTCTTGTCCAATACTAGCGGAAGTACGTCCGTGGTTTAAAGACAGTTCTTTAGAGGACATGGGTCGTAAATATTGGAAAAAGAAATCTTATGTTTTCCAAGGTATTGTTCGCGATTCGGCATTAGACGAAGATGCACCTGAGAATCCAATTCGTAGGTTTATTATGGGACCACAACTCTTTAATATTATTAAAGCAAGTTTAATGGATCCTGATATGGAAGAATTACCTACTGATTATACAAAGGGTATCGACTTCCGTGTACTAAAAACTAGTAAAGGCGGATATGCAGATTATTCTACTTCTAACTGGGCAAGGAAAGAAACTGCTCTAACTGAGGAAGAACAAAAAGCAATCGAAACTTATGGTCTGTATGATTTGAACGACTTCTTACCAAAGAAGCCGAACGAAGCAGAACTAGGCATTATCAAACAAATGTTTGAAGATAGTGTTGACGGTAAGGCTTATGATTCCGAGAAGTATTCGCAATACTTCCGTCCTTCAGGAGTACAATTACCGGAATCGGCTAACAAGGCACCAGTAGCAACACCAGTGGCAACACCAGTGGCAACACCTACTGCGGCACCGTTTGCAGAACCAACACCAACTCCGGCGGCACCAATATCAGCACCTGTACAAACTGAGGCAGTAGCAACACCTGTTGCAACACCTGAGCCAAGTGCACCTGCTGGTGGATCATCTCAAAATGCAGAAGACATTTTAGCAATGATTCGTTCACGCCAAGCATAAATTAAAAATAATAGAGAGACGGCTTTATGTCGTCTCTCATTTTTAACATGGAGAAACAAACATGGTAAGACCATTTGACGTTAGTAAATTTCGTAAAGATATTACGAAAAGCATTAGTGGTTTAAGTGTAGGCTTTAATGATCCAACAGATTGGGTCAGCACAGGCAGTTATGCACTAAACTATCTAATAAGTGGAGACTTTAATAAAGGACTTCCACTAGGAAAAGTAAGTGTATTCGCAGGAGAATCCGGTGCAGGTAAAAGTTATTTTGCATCAGGTAATGTAGTTAAGTCTGCACAAGAACAAGGTATCTTTGTAGTATTAATTGATTCTGAGAACGCATTAGATGAAACGTGGCTAAAAGCATTAGGCGTAGACACAAGCGAAAGTAAACTATTAAAGTTAAGTATGGCAATGCTAGATGATGTTGCTAAAACTATTAGTACGTTTATGAAAGATTATAGGGATATGGCTGAGGGTGAAAGACCTAAAGTACTATTCGTAATTGACTCATTAGGCATGATGATGACACCGACAGAACTTAATCAGTTCGATGCAGGTGACATGAAAGGCGATATGGGTCGTAAAGCAAAAGCTCTAAAGGCATTAGTAATGAACTGTGTTAATATGTTCGGTAGTTATAATGTAGGGCTAGTAGCAACAAACCACACTTACCAATCACAAGATATGTTTGACCCAGACGATAAGATTTCGGGCGGACAAGGCTTTATCTATGCTTCAAGTATTGTTATTGCAATGAAGAAGATGAAACTTAAAGAAGATCAAGATGGTAATAAAGTAAGTGATGTACGTGGTATTAGAGCAGGTTGTAAAGTAATGAAAACTCGTTATGCAAAACCGTTCGAAGGCGTACAAGTTAAGATCCCTTATGAAACAGGAATGGATCCTTATAGTGGACTTGTTGATTTATTTGAAAAAGCCGGGTTACTTAAAAAGCAAGGTAACAGACTTGCCTATAAGGCTAAAGATGGAACAGAGATGATAGAATTTCGTAAGAACTGGATTGGTGAAAAACTACAAGTTGTTATGAATGATGTTCAATCTAGCGATGTCGGCTTAGATTTAGAAACAGAAGCAGAAACAGAAATCGAAACTGTTGAAACTGAATAAGAGGTTATTATGGACGAAGATTGTTTGCCAGAAATATGGAATGTTCTCAAAGAATATATTCCAGCAAAAGATAGACAAACAGCCGCCGATCATTGGGTGTCGTCATTGATTGACTTAGGTGTAGCAGACGAAACACTAACAGACTTGGGGAAAGAAGATCCACAAATCCGTAGTGCAGTAGCAGACGCTATTCCTGATGATGAATTAGTAGATGACGAAGATGAATACGGAGACGAATAAATGAGTTGGTACGGTAAAGTAACACATGACTTATCTAACTTACCTGGATTTATAATGCATTTTGAAACAGAATTAGAAAATGCACGAAAAGATGTGGGTATATATGGTATTGTTGAAAAAAGTTTAAGGTCTTTACCAGGTATTACTGAGCATCGTTTTAACCAGTTACAAGAGGTTGAGGCGGTGCTTAATCACCTACACATTCAATTACGAAAAATTAGACGTAAGTATTTTCAAAAATATCTAGAAACATATGCTAGGGCTTTAACAAGCCGTGATGCAGAAAAATATGTTGACGGAGAAGACGAAGTAATAGACTTTGAAACCTTAATTAACGAAGTTGCGTTATTGCGTAACAAGTGGTTAGGTATACTTAAAGGCATAGATGCTAAACAATGGCAACTAGGTCATATTGTAAAACTTAGAACAGCCGGAATGGAAGATGTATCATTATAAAACAAGTAAACGTGCAGTAGATATACTGTACGAATACAACAAGTTTACTAAGGATTATAACACGTTTCTTACATCGTTAAAAGACGATAGTTCGGCTAGTTTAGATTTTAAACGCAATAAATATTTGTTAGATCAACTAGCAGAAGACTTGAATCGTAGTTTTAATCGAGTTAAAGCAGATGTATTTAATAAGAAAATAACTAATACAAAAAACAAACTCGAAGATGTTAAAGTAGAGTTCATGAAGGGAATGTTAAACGATGGATTTTCTGTTAAGTAACCCAGCGAACTCTAGACTACACAGTCTTAATTTTTTAAAGATAATATACGAATATCCTGAAATGCTAGAAAGCATCGACAGTGTGTTAGATGTTGGAAGTAGAGATGGACATGATGCTCATTGGTGGGCAGAGTGTGATGATGGAGACGAGACAAATCCTTTACCATTAAACATTAATGTTACTGCATTGGATAATAATCCTAATTGGAATAAAGACTTTGAACATAGTAATGTTAACAAGGTAAAAGCCGACTGGGACACTATTACATTTGATAAAAAGTTTGATGTAGTATGGGCTCATAGTGTTTTACAAGAAGCAAATAACCCTTTAAAGTTTTTACACAGAATGAATGAATTCACTAGTGATGGTGGAGTTATGTGTTTAAGTTTCCCTACAACAATAAACACATTTTATGGCGAACCAGATCATAGAATTTACGAAACTGCAAAACATCAAATTACTATACCAAGTTTAATTTATATGTTGGCATTAAGTGGATTCAATAGTAGAGATGGTTTTATCTACAAACAACCTAACACGAATGTTATCAATGCATTTGTATACAAAGATTCAGCAGAAGTGTTTGATTATAACGAAAAGTCAATACACGAGTTACTGGACTTTATGCCCGAAGTATGTACACAACAAATTGAAAAGTTTGGTTATATAACAAACAAGGGATTGATCCTAAAATGGTTAACAGGCACCATAGTAGACTATTCAAACGTCTAAATTATAGCAGTAAATCAGATAAGTAGTATATATGAAGAAACTTGTATTAGTTACAGGAGGCTTTGATCCCATTCACGATGGACATATCTCCTACTTCGTCGAAGCCAAGAAACTAGGCGACAAACTTATTGTCGGCATTAATAGTGACGAATGGTTAAGACGCAAGAAGGGTAAAGAATTTCAATCATTGGAAATTCGAACAACAATCATACAACATTTAGACATGGTATCGGAATGTATTCATTTCGATGATTCAGATGGAACTGCCAAAGATGCTATACAAGTTCTTTTAGAGAAATATCCAGAAGATGAAATCGTATTTGCAAATGGTGGAGACAGAACAGACGAGACAACACCCGAACACAAAAGTTTTGCACTTAAAGACAGATTAACATTTGCTTATGGTGTAGGTGAAGAAAAGAAATACGGTTCACGTGACTTTTTAGCATCTTGGGTAAACCAACAAACAGAAAAATCCTGGGGTCATTACAAAGTATTATACAGAGACGATAACGTTAAAGTAAAAGAAATTGTTATACGTCCTGGAGAAACGTTGTCGTACCAAAGACATAATCTTAGAAGTGAAATATGGTTTGTAACAAAAGGTGTACTTGCTAATAATACAGAACATCCGGCGGATCGTAGATTACTTAAAACAGAAACTTTTAATAAGCATGAATTCACAAATATAACAGTAGGCACATGGCATCAGTTAAATAATCCTAGTAACGAAGACGTAAAGTTAATTGAAATACAATACGGCGATAAGTGTACAGAGGAAGACATAGAACATAAAAATGAGTAGCATTAAAACAACACAATGCAAACATGGTAAGTTTTCTTACTTTACTAATGATGTTATTATTGGTAAAAGTTTGGATCTGTATGGCGAGTATTGTGAACAAGAGTTCACAATTATGCAACATATGGTTAAACCAACTGATTATGTATTAGACATAGGTGCTAATATTGGTGTACATACTATATGGTTTGCCAAACACGCATTTCAAGGATTTGTTAGTGCATTTGAACCAAATGAATTTAGTAGAGAATTATTACAAAAGAATTTACACAACAATCAAATTAAAAATGTAACAGTGTACAACAACTGTTTGGGTAATAAGGTTAGTTCGGTTTTTATAAGTTCGTATAGTCCACACGTTCCAGGTAATTATGGAGAATGCACTGTATTGAACAAACGTGCAGGACCTTTCCATACATCACAAATGGTAACTGTTGATGACCTAGACCCTGTAAAAATTGACTTTATGAAAATAGATGTTGAAGGGTACGAAAAGGAAGTAATACAAGGTGCTATAAAATCTATTGAAAAGTTTAAACCAAGTATGCTTATTGAAGTAAACGATAGCAAGACCCATGTAGAGTTTCTGTGGAATACATTAGTAAACAAAGATTACGGCTTATGGTGGTTACCGGTTAAAAACTACAATCCAACAAATTTCAAAGGTCAACGAGCAAACATCTTCTTAAATAGTGGTGTAGTGAATATTATAGCAGTACATAGAAGTAAGCAAAACTCCGAAATTTTGAACAAAGCATTACAGCCGGTGTTAGGTATTGATGATACTTATGTAAAGATGTATAAAAGATTAGAATACTAGTTGACAAGACGCATTACTGAGTGTATATTAACACTATAGTAATTAAATTGGAGACTAGCAAAA